TTTGAGCAATTTGCCCAGCAACCCCACTACCAAATCCGCCACTACAGTTACATCCGTGGAGTATGATTCCTTCTGTTACGGAGAGAAGGTCTCCCTTAATGATTTCCATATGATTATATTAACATCTTAATTACGTGTATGTCAACGTTACCTGCGTGTCACTTCGTTCCAACGACTACGTTGTAGTCTCTTGAGTTTACGTCTTACGGTGAGAATTGCCGTGCTTGGATTCGAACCAAGAATTATCCATATCGGAATCGAACCGATCTTCCCTTTGCGCGCGGAAGGGTATCACCAGACTCACGGCTAAAAATGGCACCCGATGAGGGACTCAAACCCCCAACACCGAAGGTAGAAGCTTCGTGCTCTGTTCAATTGAGCTAATCGGGTAAAGTTGCCCGGTGCGGATAGATTTGCCGTCTATCTCTTGGCTGTAGCGTCCGGGCGCGCTGGTTTTCTGACCGTTTCCTAGCATGGTAGTTTTTAAGGCTAGACTACCAATACAACCTAGATTTTAATAACGTATAAAATCACTAAAAAGTCCGGACCTTCCTTTATACACTCAGGCCAATGTGTGGCAAACCAACTTTAAAAAGTACTCTTGGTGTTGACGTACAAAAAGGTCAAAGAAAGGAGTTTTACCAAGAGTACTTTTTAAAATCAAAAGGCTTGAGATTACAGCCTTAGTAGTATAGCTTTTGAAGGATTATGGACCGTGTGCTAGACGCTCTTTCCCCTCTTATCCACATACTCGGTTTCCCTAAGCATGTACCATACCATGACTGCCTTTTATTTTACAGGTCAGGCGGTGGACCTATGCTAACAAGCTACTCAAGTTTTCAATCCCCGTTGAAGTTTTACCTCCATTAGTCTCTGCTAAGAGATTACGAGTCAATCTAACTTAACATCATTAACCTTGCGAGTCTCAGATGCCGACATTGCCGAAGCTGCCGGATTAAGCCATTTTAACTTGTTACTGACAGGTGTCTTTGCGTTTACAATTGTAATAGGATTTGAACCTATAACACTTTCCTATGCAGGGAAATGATCTACCATTGATCTATACAAAGATTAACTTCCTAAGATGTGCACCTGCCGGTGAATCCCATACCTTTTGGGTATGAAAATATCACACACCTTCTGCTTTTGCCTTGCGAGCTATTCACCGTTCTTCTCGACTCCGGTTTAACCCTTCCTCGATTGTACTGCTAAATGCCCTTGCTTGCGACTCAGACTATTTAACTACCCTTTGTCAGTATTTGCTCCTTAGTTTTGCATGTAAGTAGTGGTTGCGCCACTTTGTCCTCACCGTCGGCCCGGACTCAAACTCACCTAAGTTACCAAACAGTCTCCACTAGAGTGAAGCCATTGCTGACTTGGCTTGCGTGCTATGGGTGTTTTACTCCCCCGGAAAGTTGAAAGACCTTCCCGTATCAGACTGTTACCAGCCCTTGCCAATTTAATTCCCACACGCGGGAATATTCGTTTAAATTTTTACTACTGTCTCCTGACTAGTATAAAGGTCTGAAATTACTTTGTCAAATTCTATTTTATCAAACTGTGCATGAAGTTCTGGTGCGTCCCATTGATACAAATCTGGGATATTCAAAACTACACTGTAAATATTATTATTCCATAATGGGTCGTAAGTTGTCATCTTGTAATTATCTTCATTTACAAAAATTACAACATCTGCCCATTCTAATAGTACCTCACTCATTGGAACAAGTGCGTAATCGTATGTACCACAAGCCCTAGTGTTATAACCATACTTCTTATGAAGATAGTTAGCTAGGGTTGGTGACCGTAACATTCCCGCACTACAGACAGTTAAGACCTTACGAGCCTGTGTTTGATAGTGGTTATGTGCATTACTTATAGCATTCATTGTAGATTTCTGTATCATAATACCATTATAACCTTATTAATTTCACTATGTCAAGTGGTACCCACAAAAAGATTCGAACTTTTCACCTGTGGTTCGAAGCCACTGGACCGATCCAATCGGTGTGGGTATGGTTTTGGTACCCGCGCCTCGATTCGAACGAGGCATCTGAGGCTCGCAACCTCTGAGCTAGGTCCAACTAGCGCGGGTATTATTTCTTATCACCTTTAATGATACTGACTACTTCTTTTGTAATACGATCATCACTAAGGTCACGATGTTTCATTTTAAGTGAGGCAGCAATCATAAATGCTCTATGATTAACCGAACCGAAGGGGTATGGATTGTGTTCAAATCCGTTACCGTGAATACGTACTGTGTCAATCGCTTTAATGATGATGTTTTTCATTTAAATCCTTTGGTGGTGATAGCAGCACTCGAAGCTGCATTAAGCATCCTTATGAGGGATGGGTTCTTCCTCTTGAACTATATCACCATTGTTGCATATGTCTTTAATCTTGTCAACTTCTTTAGAAAGTCTTTCATATTCTTTTTTACTTATTGCTACGAATGTAGACTTACCATTAATGGTAATGTGTACCTCGCGCCCCGGTGCGGCATTTATCCAATTCATCCACTTTTTCTTTTCTCTCTTGAAACGAGACATAGGTACATATTCTTTCATAACAATCTCCGTTGGTGCCTATATTTGGAATTGAACCAAACCCTCATACTTACCAAGTACGTATCCTGACCCTCTAGACTATACAGGCATTAAAATGGTGGCCCTTGTTGGATTCGAACCAACGCTCTCGGATTCAAAGTCCGAAGCCTTACCTGACTTGGCTAAAGGGCTACTGGTGCGTACTCTCGGACTTGAACCGAGAAACAATATATTTTGAGTATACTAGGTATGCCAATTCCCATCAAGTACGCAAATTGGGGTGACGTGATGGAATCGAACCATCGTGAAGGGGTTCACAGCCCCTGACTCTGCCATTGAGCTAACGCCACATAATTTGGAACCCACTGTCGGAATCCAACCGACTTACAACGTTTTGCAGACGCCTATCCATGCAACAGATTCAGTGGGCATAATTTTGGAGGAAGCGGTGGGATTTGAACCCACGGACCTGATGTTTAGTCAGACCATCTGTTTTCAAGACAGGAGCAATAAACCAGACTCTGCCACGCTTCCATATTTGGTACACCATCACGGTAACGATCCGCGTACTCCGCTTTGTAAGAGCGGTGCCTCACCTTTTGGCCTATGGTGCATATTGTTTGGTGCGTCATCACGGTTTCGAACCGCACTCCCTTGGGCTTCAACCAAGTGCTTTCACCAGATTAGCTTATGACGCATTGTTTGGTACGAGCGGACGGATTCGAACCGACACTGTGCGGGGCTTAAACCCGCTGCCTCCTGCCAATTGGGCTACGCTCGCATAAAACTGGTAGTCCATGAAGGATTTGAACCTTCCCGTCGGGGTATATCAGACCCTCAGAGATTATAAGTCTCCGCCGCTCACCAAGAGCTATGGACTAAAAATGGTGGGCCTGCTCAGATTTGAACTGAGACTCAACCGATTATGAGTCGGCTGCTTTAACCATTAAGCTACAAGCCCATAAAACTATTATAACACTAGTAACCAGTAACTTGTCAATGGTGCCCCTTCAAGGAATCGAACCCTGTTCAGATGCTTACAAGGCAACTGCATCACCATTTATGCTTAAGGGGCGTAAAAATAGAACATGACAATCCGGCTCTAATTGCCTTATGTGAGAGGTTCTATAAAATTTTGGTGCGGTGACTCGAATTCGAATCGAGACCTCTAGTTTGGAAGACTAGCGTGCTTGGCCGTTAAACACTATCACCGCAAAAATGGTGGAGAATATCGGACTCGAACCGATCAGGCTAAGAACTTGCAAGGTTCTTCCGGGTGCCCATGCCCATCCCCCGTCATTGGTGCCGGATGGCTAGAATTGAACTGCCTGCCCATAGGGACGTGGTTTACAGCCACGCGATAGGACCACCTATCCTTATTTCATCCGACTTAATTTGGCTGCATCGGTGGGCTTCGATCCCACATATCACGGATTAACAGTCCGCCGCTTTACCGGGTTAGCTACAATGCAATAATTTGGTACGCCCTCTCGGTATCGCGCCGAGACCTCACCGGTTAAAAGCCGGGTGTGCAAATCTATTAACACCTAGAGCGCATAATTTTGGTTGACCACCTCGGGTACGATCCGAGACCTCACGGAGTAAGAGTCCGGTGTGCAAAGCCTATAACACCTGTGGTCAATAATTCTTCACGTAGTTTATAGAGGGTAACGTGACCTCTCACATAGTTTTTAAGTCTTAGTGTCTTGGACTTTTTAATTTTGGTACGGGTGGAGGGATTCGAACCCACACTGTAATGCTTCTAAGGCATTCGCCTCCTGCCTAATTGGGCTACACCCGCTCAAACTTGGTACTCACCCCGGCTTCGAACCGGGAAACCACACTTTCTAAGAGTGTGAGGTATGCCAATTCTCGTCAGGTGAGCATAAAATTGGTCGTGCATCTAGGTAACGATCCTAGCAATACCGGTATATCAGACCGGCGCGTTCACCATGTTCGCCAATGCACGAAATATATCAGCGGTAATGATTAAAGACCTTTACTCTTATTATCGGGACGGTCATGCGAGAACTGATATAAAATTGGTAGCGCAGGTGGGATTCTAACCCACGAGTCTCGGAAGACACAAGGTTATGAGCCTTGCTGCTTATACATCTTGCTTCCGCGCTATAAAAAAATGGTGGCGTTTTACCCATTAAACTAACAGAGTTTCCCCCGTGCAAGATTCGAACTTGCATTTCCACCGGTCTATATTTTGGCACCCCCGAACGGTTTCGATCCGTCGCCTCCGGCGTGACAAGCCAGAACTGCTCCCATTACAACACGGGGGTATAAATTTGGTGCGAGTGACAGGATTCGAACCTGCGTATACATGCTCCCAAAGCATGTGCCTCACCAGACTAGACTACACTCACATATGGCACAGTGGCTGGATTCTATACCAACATTCCCCCTACTCCACGTAGGGGCGCTCTAGTTGAACTACACTGTATAAAATTGGTACACCCAAGGGGTATCGATCCCCTGCTACAAAGTTGAAAGCCTTGCGTTCTACCATTAAACTATGGGTGTATTGAAATTCTAGTTTAACATGACCTTTCGAACCATGTCAACATTTAATTTGGAGCGGATGATCGGAACCGAGCCGACAACCTAGTACTTGGCAAGCACTCGCTCTACCAGTTGAGCTACATCCGCGTTTTATTTGGCTAGGGTGGTCGGATTTGAACCAACACTGCAAGGTTTTGGAGACCTGCCTACTACCGTTGTATTACACCCTAACATTTGGCCTCGCAGGGAGGATTTCCACCTCCAATCTCCCCATCCAATGTGGGGTATTTTAAAAGTTAAACTACCGCGAGATAATTTGGAGGAGAGAGTCGGTTACGATCCGAAGCCGCTTACGCAGCCCAAAGGTTTAGCAAACCCCGCCCGTCACCATCAGGGATCACTCTCCATGTAAATTCTAAATTGTAAATGAACTGTACTACTTTCGTAGCTCTGAGAAGCGTGTCCCAGAAATTATATATTAACTTGTTTCAGGGAGGGATGTCAACCCCCCGTTCAAAAAAAAACCCCGGTGGTTAGACCGAGGTTCTTTCTTAGACTACAGACGACTCTCGGTTACATTTCTCGCGCACGAATATTCCCACAGGGGTGTTTAACCCATTCGGACGTATCCTGTTGTGAGAGTAAATATAACGAAATCATTTCTTATCCTTAAAATTCATTAAATTGTGTATGTGTTATTGCTTTGAACACAACACATGAGATTAGTTCCACTACCTGCAATATTCGTCTGCGGCATGTGTGGCACACCATGCGTTAGGCTTCACATCAGGCATGATTCCTGTCACACCGTATACCCACCCAATTGCTTGTTTCATCACACTGTGTGACTTCTCAGTAGGCTTACTGTTTACGTCAATGTGAATGTGAAGTTTTTCCGGCTCAATAACGCTCTTAATTTCAGACCAGAGTTCGTTAATGAACTGTACTTCCTGTAGCAGTCGAGTAGTTGGGTCAGTTCCGCCGAAATCTTCAAGGTCAACCACGTCTTTGTAGAGTGATCCCCCATGCTTCCCGTCCTTGTGTACTACAACTACCTTAACATACTTGGCGTACCACTTACCGCGCTTCTTGTAGCGTTGTGAGTCTACACCAATGTAAACTTCCGTGTTTTCGTCGTACTTCTGTATTTCTTCTCTGATTGCTTGTGCATTAATAGTCTTCATCGTTAAAGTCACCAATTTTCTTTTTTATGGTTTGTCTTGCTCTAAAAATTCTAGAGCGAACGGTTCCTATGGGTATATCAACCTCTTTTGCAATATCCTCATATGGTTTTAGTTCTAGTTCGTATAAACTAACTGACTCTTTTTGTTCTTCCGGTAAATCTTCAAAAATAGATTGGATGTAATCGTTGAGTTCTTCTGCTGCTATTTTATCTTCCGGTGTTTCAAAAGAAGGCATTTCTTCTGAATCAATTTGATAAAAAGCAGAGGGTCGCCTACTCTTCGAAATTAAATGGTTTTTAGCAGAATTGATTGCAACCCTGTACAACCAAGTATAAAAAGAACTATCGCCCCTGAAAGACGATAGTCCTCCCCACACCCTAATCCACGCCTCCTGTAATACATCTTCTACATCTTGGTCACCTACTATACGTAGTAGGGTATTTCGCAGTTTTGGCGAATACTTAATAACCAATTTGTCGAATGCCTTATTGTCTCCGTCCTTGGCCAATTGGACTAGTTCTGGTTCTGTCAAGTTATAGCTCCCTGATTGTTATTTAGTTGTATTATGTTCATATTATCAATTATGAATATATTGCAAGAGTTTGTCAACTCTTACATACAACTTTCACATTCATCAGTTCGCTCGGCCTTAATATCAGTAGAGCTATATACGTAGTACAGGCTGAGAATATTCTCATTCATAAACGCATTCTGGTGGACTTCACTGATATATTCCTCAGTGTCGTTATGAGCAAAAAACAGATTCAGACTTTGTCCTTGGTCTGTATGCTTTTGTCTAGCCGCCGCCATGTTTACTAATATGTTCTGGTCAATTTCAAAAGCAGTTTTAAACCATGACTGTTCTTCTTCTGTAAGGAAGTCAAGTCCTTTTACCGATCCACCGTTAGCAAGAATTGCCTTAATTGACTTACTAATGTTTAATTTCTTTTCATTCATTAAATCAATCAGTACTGGCGAAACTCTATCAATATCCCCCGCAGCCGTAGAAGCACTAAACGCCATCGCTGGTTCAGGGTTAATGCCCTCTGACCAACCACCCATAATCAACGCTGTTGATTTAGTAGGAGCTGTTGCAATTCGATGAGTGTTTCTTAAACCATAACCCTTACACCACTCTGGTTCGCCAAAAGCAGAAGCCATCCATATACTTGCTTTCTTCGATTCGTCATCAATATGCTTTGCAACTTGCACGTTAAGCATATAGGCGTCAAACCCTTCAGGATCAAGTCTACGCTTCTGGAATAGAGAAAACAACCCCATTTGACCTAGACCCAGTGCCCTACCCTTCTCTGTGAAGGCTACAACCTTCTCCAAGTGCTTGATTCCTTTAGCTTTTTTAATGAACTCGGAAGCAACACAATCTAGGAAAATTGTTGCAATTTGGACAGCGTCCGTGTCTTTCCACTCGTCATACAGAGCTACGTTCATGGATGAAAGCACACATGAGTAACTGTACTCGCTGCTGGAGTGCAGCATGATCTCGGAGCAAAGCTGAGAAGCCTTAATATCGAGACCCAAATTCTTGTACATCGCTGGGCGCTGTCGGTTGGCCTTATCGACAAAAAAGAAATAACCCTTACCTAGCGTCATCTTAACCCTAAGAGCCGCCTGATAGCGATCTAGAGCCTCATCATCACCGCTGTTCAATTTGCTAATAAATTCATCTGTAACATTCCAACCTACGTTAAACCCGTCAGGATTAGCCTCAAGGTGGTGCAAGATTTCCCAAAAATCAAAATCGTCAATGCTGAGATACCACGCGCCTGCACCGCGACGAGCAGAGCCTTGTGAAATATCACGACACACTTGGATAAGATTCTTGATTACAGGTAGTTTACCAGATGACTTTCCTCCTACGCTAATATCTGCACCACGATGACGAACATCGCCCAGATACGCGGACGTGCCGAAACCCCATTTAGATAGGACAGCTATCTCTGTTGCTGCCTCATAGAATCCCGCTACAGAATCTTCTACGTAGCATCCTGAGCAGGATACAGGTAATCCCCTATCCGTACCCATGTTGGCAAGAACAGGAGTGGAGGGACTAAGCCACCCTTTCCACAGTATCTCAAAAAAGCGTTTTTCAAAATATTCTGGCTTATTGGTGTGAGCCGCCGCTGTCTTAGCAATGCGCTCAATCTGCCCCCTCCATGACTCAACACCATATAAGTATTTTTGTTTAAACATTGACCACCCACCTGTGGACGCCCACACGGGAATGAGTCCTTTATTCTGGAGTTCTTTTCTTTCTTCTGATAGTTCGTTATATAGGTTGTCGCTCATGCTGCTTCTGCCTTATTTTCTTGTAATTTCCAAACAAATCCTTTTTGATTCCACCCTCGACTATAGCTGGAACCTTGTCCAGCAAAGAAGTCAGTGTACTGATATGATTCTACAATTTTATCAAACCATTTAGCGACAGGGTTGTACTTTACTTCGTATAGTTTTTTCAAACCTAAGCGATTCAACACCAAGTTGATACGGCTATCAATGAAGTGCTGCATTTGAATTTCAGTGATACCTTTGATCGGACCTTTACTAAAAATTTCTTTAATAATTTCAAATTCATGTTCACGAACCTGAGCAGCAAGGTTATAAATAACTTCGTCATATTGCTCACAGTTCTGACCCATTTCTTCCATTTCCTGCCGCGCTGTCTTATACAACCACGTACTTGCCTGACAGTGAGTGTCCTCATCCCTAGCCGAAAACTTAACCGCTAGGCCGATATTGGGTAAAACGTTGTTCCCGTTCGCTCTGAACGACATTAGGAATGCAAAATTAGAGAATAACACAACCCCTTCTGCGAATGAGAAGGCAGCAATACGCACTAAAGGATGGTGCTTATCGGATAGGTGAGCATCCATGTGTTCCATTCGTGCGCGCATAGCATCGTTGGCTTTATATGAAGAATAGAAGTCATCATTCGATACAAAAAGCAACTGGTTGAGTTTGTCATACACGCGGCGGTGTACACTTAATTCGATTGCCCCAAACAACTGAGCCATTTCCTGAATCTCAGGCCGAGGGAATAGGTTTTTAACCACGTCTGTCCAAAACTCATCTGCTCGGCGTTCATACAACGTGAACAGTTTAAGGACCGTGAGGATTCCGTGTTTTTCAGATTCAGTTAATTCTGTCCTAAGAGGTTGAATATCTTTTTCTAAATCTACTTCGTTTGCTGTCCAAAACACAGATTGTTGTGCGTCTTGAAAAATATGTGCTTGTGGGTAATGTACGGCCAAGCTCTCCGTAGGGGTCATAATTTTTGGCGTCATAGCGTTCCTCTGATCTATTTATAGCGGGGACAAAAAAGCCCACGTAAGAGACATAAACCTTTTAAAGGGTGCTGTTTTTCGCTCTTGTGTGGGCTTGTCCAATTTGGGTAATAAGGCTTGGTAACCTCAGATAGCTCACGCTGCCATTAGGTAGGTGCTATCGAAACTGTTATCATTTGCAGTTACTACTTAGAGTAACTGATTTACAATTTTGTTTCAAGCTTTTTGAAAAATAATTACCTAATGGTGGAGATGGCGAGGTGCCGCCCCTCGCGTCCTGAATACTTACTATCCAGTCGAATCTAATTCATCCCCGCTATAACGTCAATTAGCCGGAGTACCTCCCGATGAGAACTGAGCAAGCATTACTTTCTCCATAAGTTCAGATGCTTGATGTGACTCAATCATGGTCACAAGGGTTTTTGCTGCAACCAGTGCAGTATCCATATCATATACCTGTGCCACTTTAGACAATTCAGAAACCAGTTCTGCTGTTTTTTCAAAATTAGGCGTCATGTTCTTCTCCTATAATTGCGTCAAAGGGTGTTGACGCTGAAAATAACTTTTCAGTTTCTGCCATATATTCCGATAGCACCTCAATCAGCATTGGAATATCGTCCCTACTAACTAAGGTATATCTATCACAACTGTCTTTAATACAAATATCTTCACCGTCTGAATTAGATGTCTTAAATGTAATAAGATCACTACTCACAATTCTCATAAAATCTCCTTGATTGTTTGCTCAGTATACCATTTAATGTTATTTTTATCGGCCCAATCTTTCATTAAGTTGAAAGTACCGTCTTTCCTTTTCTTTGCCCCCGGCATTTTACAGTTAGGGTCTTGGAAAAGGAAAATTAATTCTAATCCCATTTTGTCACATTGTTTCTTAATGTGCAGGTATTTTTTGTACTCACCCGGTCGGAAACGCCCTTTACTTTCAATGATATAATGTTTCCACTTGAAGTCGGGAGTGTAGTTCGCCATCCTAGCAGGAACTTCATATGAGACTTTATCAGGGTGATAGTCCGTATTTTTTAGAACCCCCTTATGTAAGCGTTCCTCAAATTTGGAATCGTACTTACGTTTCTTCCGCATCTTCTTCTTGCTCTGACTGCGCCGCGACACTCAGCGCCGTTGACAACCCGGTAATATGCTCTTTTACTTGCATAAGTTGTAATTTAAGTTCCTTTTCTTGGTTCTGAATTTCCACCAAGGTTGAATAAATAGCTTTAGTACCAGCACTAAATTTATTTTCATCGTATTTTTTATTATTAATCGTTACCATTTACATCTCCGTATTTAGTATTATAAAAAGAACAGAAGGGTGCTGCACTGCAATATTCAGTACACCTTAGATCAACACCGGGTCTGAATTCTACATTGAACGCTGTCCCTTTTTCGTTTGAGAAGGTGTGTGCTTCGTCGGGGTTGCTGAAAACCTTTGACGCTCTCTTAGCGCCTTTTCTCATCACTGCCCACTTGTCCCCCTGACTCCATCTATCTTCCGGTGTACAAGGTGAGGGGAAGCCCTGCTTGGCGGCTTCATGTAATGCAATCCTTTCTTGAATATACTCAAGAACCATTTCCCTACCCCATAAGGGGATATGTACTTCCGCAAACTTGAAGTCCGGATAAGAATTATCCCGTAGCGATTCTCCACGCCTCCAATCTAAGGGGAACCCATTAATCTTCAATGAGTTAACCTCATAACCATTTTCCATCATAATAAAACGGTTAATGTTTAACTGCTGTTCCCACTCGTCGTGTTCACTCTTCTGGATTTTAAAAATAGAAGTGGTCTTGTGGTCAGAAAGCTCTTTAGTATTTTTATCATAGAGGTCAATCTGACAAGAGATAACAAATCCGTCCACCTCCGCATACATTCTTTCTTCAACAATGTAATCGTCAGGGTAGTTTTTTAACTTTACCTCAATCTGATTATGAATTGCCGTACCAAAGAACGACGACAGAAGAGAGGGAGGGTTGGGTTCAATTTCTTCCTTATGGTTCTTTTCAAGATGTAGAATCATGGGAGGCTTAATCAGGGACGTAGAACTATAATCAGTCCTACGCCCCGGATTGTAGTCAGCCATCGTGTCAAGAATAGACCGATTTAACCACTCAGGTAATATTGCGTTTACCTCATTATTCATTGAGGAATAATACCTTCTTTTGTATACTGGAAGATAAACGTTTCAGCAATTTGAATTGCTCGTTTAGCCATGTCAATATCGGTTGTAGTCTTACCGGAAGTTGCAATAGCAATAGCTGTAGCGTGAGCCATAGCATTTTGCCGCATGATTTGATCGTCCTTTGTTGGCTTAGGTTGGACTTTAACCGCGCCACGCTCAAGGACTTTAAAAGTCTTGGGGTCAAAGTTCAGGTACTTACCGTCATCTTTTTCCTCAAACTCTACTCGGTCACCGGGATTGGCGTTTTTTACGTCCTTGTTACCGAAGCAACTGTAGGTTTTACCATCTACGGTGACAGAGTGCCTAACATAGGCACCCCTTGCGCTCTCACCCGCTTGTGTTTGATAGTTAGTTACAATTCCTTGAATCATATTTTAAAACTCCGCGTCGTTTTCGTCATCCCCAGAATCAGCCTGACCGAGACCAGTTGAACTCTGGACGTTACCAAGACCAGTACCAGTATTTCCGCCCGGACCTTCAATGAGGTCGTCAACACGAACATTCAGCAGGGAGTGGAATTGCTTACCACGAGCCTCGTAAGACAAGTACTCAATAGAACCTACAGAGCCATTGCCGATACGCACCGTGCGTGTAACATCCTCAAGGTCGTTTGAACCGGGAGACACGGGTACAAATACCTTTGGTCGCTTCTTATAGGACAAAGGTTCGCCGGTTTTACCATCAAGGTACTTACGCTTGAAAGTAATTACATATTGGTTCTTTTCATCAGGGAAGGGAGGGTCGAATTTGTATTTTTCAGCAAACTCTGAAGTTTTCACCTTGCGAACCTTGTTCTGTGGGAATTTTTCTTCAAACTCATCGGCCACATCTTCATTGACAACGGCATCAATTGCGTAATGGTCGGGTTGTTCATAATCAGGGTTACCCTTCTTGGGTGTTTGGGTCCAAGCGTAGGCCAGAGATACGTTATTAAGAATTAGATTTTCCATTTATGTGTTCCTTTTATTCAATAATCAGTTTTTTAGCTTCGGTGATATAATAATCATAATCAATATCACCATCAAAGTCAACCATTTTGTTACAAGTTTTTACTTTGTACTTAGATTCTATACCAATTTCTCTCTCCTTAGTAGGGTCTTTTGGCAACGGAGGCATAATTTTAATCAATTTACCGCCATTTTTTGAGGGGTAATACCTACAAATATTCTGTTCTGGCTCTCGTCTTCCATCCTCATATTCTAACACAAGTCGAGAAGATCGTGGTACTTTTGTACGCAACATGAAATCCATAATATCAGCATGGTTTTTGATGAATTTGGCTGCGCTCTTACCATATACCATTTCAGCTTCCGCTGCCTTCTTAATGACTAAAGCCGAATGGTTCTGATGCCAACCAAGTCCGTCATATTCGTAAGCCCCTTTGCGTTTAATACCCCCTTCCTTCTTGACCGCAATGTAGTTATTTACGTCGCGGATATACATCGCATCATAATCGACAAACTCAAGTTCTAGTTTAACCTGTTCTTGCCACTTTGTAAACACGTCATCTGTCTGAGCCAAGTATTCGTTATCACAAGCAATGGTCAAACCATCAGTGTTCATTTGAACAACGGATACTGATGGTATACCCAGTAGTTTCTCGGCCAACAGGCAGAGGGACAGTTGACCATTAATTGTAATACTCATTGTATACATTGGATCATAGAACGGACTGAACTTGTTGTTAGAATCCCCGTACACAGCATTCAGTGCCAACTTCATCATTCCGTTCTCAGGTTGGCTCTTGTCGAACTGTTTACGTTGGTTATACACGTCAACGTAGATGTCGCAGAACTGTTCTCCCATGTGAGCAGGGTAGATGTTGTTGGAAATAGCAAGATTAGGATAGTAAGAGCTTACATCGGCATCCCTCACAGTCCTCTCAGACGTGCTACGAACGATTTTATTAGATAGGCTGGCGTGGATACCACCCGTACCGAAATCAATTCTCAGACCGTCTACCACGACGTTTAAACAGGTAGCGATGTTCCACTTCCAATAGTGCGAAATCTTTCCTGACTTTAGCACTACTGGTTCGTGCCACCCGCTAGGGTATTCTGACTTCAGTCTGGCTAACTCATCAGAAGAGGGTTCTTCCGGCAGTTTCTTTCGTTTCGTCAGAAGCTCCGCATACTTAGCTACCTCACCAAGGTCACTCTCAAGAATCTCCGTAAAAACACCTTTAGTCTCTTTAATGTCCTGTTTCTCAAACCATTCTTTAACGGCAATAAACTCAGGTCGCTCAAAGTCGTAGTAATCAAACAAACAATCCTTCAGAGGGATACTCTTTCGCTTGGTCTGTATGGGCTTACGCTTACGTCCGTCCATATAGAAGCATTTGTGCCCTTCTTCCTCTAGCTTCAGAATGAAATAGTCCTTACCAATCTTCGCATCGGAGTGGTTAAGGAAGTCATACTCATACTTCTCTGTCAATTCCTCGCGGAACCGAATAGATTTCAGCGTATGGAAATAGAACTCAAGTGTCTGATCCACATCATGTTCGTTATATACAATCAAGTTATCAATCTGATCGTGATCCAAATTGCTACCAATCTCATAAGGTAAGTCTTGAATGTTATCAGATCGCATATTGAACTCAAGCATTTTCAGCGAGGTTGATCGGGCGGGGTTATCGAAGTGATGGATTTTATACAGATCAATTTGTTGAACGTACTCATTCCTCACCGTGGGTGGAAACCCCGTTTCCCTAGCAATATCAATAACTTGCTGTGCTTTACGAAATAACTTATGTGCTAGTTTCTTACCGTCTGTTAATAGGTCATAGTTCTCCCTCTGGTCAAGCAACCAGTGTATTACTGGGTAATCAAACCCCTTGTTGTTGAAACCAACCATTCTCAAGTTGTTGTTGTGAAGAAAGTCAAGGTATTTGAAAATTACATCTGCATCGTTTTTGCGATCAGATATTTCATATACCCGTTTAATCTTTCTATCCTCACTAATGGTGGCTAGGGTAAAGACATTTTTATATGTCTCAATATCGTAAATAAAGTCTCTTATCATCCCACCTCTTTCTCAAATGCGTTGTGAATATCACCTTGGTCGAATACGGGCTTATCATCGCTCGTCACGTTACCTAGCTCTGTCTCACTTTTCTTCTCGTAAGGATCGTCAACCGACTCAAACCACGCTTTTTCGGCGTGGTACTTAATCCACCCAGCTTCACCAGTCATACCTGTACGACGGCACTTCGGCACCTGAATCCTAGTGCAATTACGAGTATGGGGATCAGGGTGAGTTTTGTCCCGACTCAGAAGAACCGTGTTGAATGTAATCTGGTTGATCGCACTCGTACCCTTAATGTCATATTCAGTAATTGCATGAGGGTCTTTGGTATCCGGCTTTTTGGCGTGAGCCACCTGAATCAAAGCAACCTTGCGCCGAACTGCTAATTTTAGCAGCTTATCCATGAATTCGTCAAGTACGCTGTTCTCGTTAGAAGGCACAGCCGCTTGTAGAGGGTCAATTACCACAACCTTTGTGTCCATTGCGTTGACCATCCATTCGACCTTATCAAACAACTCGTCAGAGCTTGTGAAAGCTCCTTGGTGGTTCACCGCGATCAACCTGCGATCATCGTGTACAAGCTCCTGAAACTCCTTATACAGCTTCTTGTAATCTAGAGTCTTGCGATTTTGCAGCGCAAGGTTTTTCTGCAAATGGATCGACAACATGGCAGACACAATATCCGCCGGAGTCGATTCAAGATATAGGATACCGGTACGATACTTAGTATTAACAATCGTATTGTGAACAATGCGGTTGATCACCGATGATTTACCAATTGAGGTCAATGCACCAATTGTTGTAATTTCACCGAGTCCCATTCCTCCACCGAACATATAATTGATTTCACCAAATTCTTCAGGGAAAGGTACAAGTTCTACATCTTTTTGATTTTCAAACTCATCCCACATTTGACCAAGTGTGACAATGTCGATAGGGCTATATCGTTCAGCCTTAAAGAACGTAGTCTTTAGGGCATCCGCTTCACCATTTTTCAAATATTCGTTCGGGTCTTTACGACTCAATTTAGCAATGTATGCTTGACCCGGTTTGAGGATTTTAGCAACATCTTCGTTCGCTTTATGCCCAACCTTATCGTTGTCAAACATCAGAATGACTTTCTCAAAAGAGGCTACGTACTCATAGTTTGCCTGAATTTGCTCAAGGGCACCAGACTCACCGACTGTTGGTGAAACAACGGGAGTAGTTCCGTATTGCTTGTTAGTCAACACTTGGGCCACAGAAAGGGCATCCTCTTCCCCACCAGTGATAACTAGGTACTTACCTCCTGCGGGGAAGAGACTTTGACCAAAAAGATCAGAGTGTTTCTTGTTCTTGCCGGTTACGTAAAAATCCTTTGTTTCGCATACTCGTGTTTTATAGGCAGTGCGCTCCCCGTCATCCGTAACAGGGTAGTGCCTTTTAATAGGAGTCATTCCGTTCATTTCGGAACGTACACCATATAGTTCACAAATTGACTTAGTGATACCTCGGTCCTTCCATCCTCTAATTTCTAGAGATTCAATTTCAGTAAAATCAACCACCTTATTTGTCGATTCCTCGCTATTTCCATTTTCCAAATCGTAATACTCCTCTACTTGTTTTGAATTATAAGGTCTGCTGCACGAATAACAGAACCCATCTATTTTTCCATTTTCGTGTTTATAAATTTCAACGGCATCACTTGATTCACAGCCGTCTTTGTAGCAAGGTTGTTTTACCAAAAGTCGCTTACTCATCCCCCCTCCTGATACTTAATTGTTTCAACCATCATTGTAGCGTGGGTGTCTGACAAATCCCTACGTATTGTGTAGACGGCTTCCAGCAGTATGCTTAAATAGTACCCGCTGTTCATCGTAAACTTATTATCCTCGCACCTACTAAGGAAATTGTCAAGAAACTGTTCATTTTCTATATTCATCGAATACCTCGTGTAGTATAACACTTTCTGGTTCAACATCGAAAGAGGCGCAAAGGTAAGACACAACTTCCCACTTCTTCCACTCAGTCTGGATTTCACCAGATTTGTAATGTTGTCGAGAATCATCGGGATTCTCTAGTATTTCATATTTATATATTTTCATTACCTACCTCATTCGCTCCAACGGACGTACCAACGGTATTGCGTCAATGGTATCGGTTTCAAGGTCGAAATAAATCATGTCAACCTCATTACTAATAGACAGAGGACAGATAATAGTATGGTTCCTCCACAAACATAAGCCGCTCTAACAAAAAATTTGTACATGACCGTGTGTTCAAGGTTAGCTAGGCAACACAACACTGCGGCGTAACACACCCCAAACAAAATGAATAGACAACCTACAATAATGGAGGGGAAGATATTAGTATACAGCAAGGTCTATTCCTCATCATCAATAATAATCTCATACTCATTAGTCCGCTCGCGGAGTTGGAGTTGGTATGACGCCTGTTAGGTGTCAGCATGGCTTTTTGCCTTCCCATTTCAGGTAAACCACTCGCTTTCCGTGTGCCTCATACATGCGGTGAAAGTCGGCATCCCAAGGAACAAGTAAACGGGAATCGTCATTCATGGCAAACATCTGATGGCACCTATCACAACAAATACGCCTACTTTGCTGCGAAAATTCCTGAGTTGAGACGTACCTGTGCCCGATAAACAGGCATATCGCCCTGTAATCAACCGTCAGCCACCTAACAAAACGCCCGAGCGGACCCGGTGAAACTCGGATCATTCCTCACCCCCGGCAGCGGGCCGCTCATCGTTGGCGTTATCCTTCCCCCGCTCAAATGTAGGGCTGTTCTCGCCAGCAAGTGCAGACGATTGGTGACTGTCCACATGACTTTCGTAGTACCACAAATGAATCAATGGATAATTGCGTGTCCTCCCGTTATCAAACACAACAAGTAGCGTATCCCCCTCAAGGGCGAAAGTTTCTACATCAGATAGAATTATCTTGTTTAGATTGTCTTTCGGGCTTAATAATAAATTCATATCAATCCTCCAGTGGTGATTTGTAGAGTGGGTATGATTTCCTACGAAACGGGAATCGTTTGTTGAGTAGCACAATGTTCTCGGCCATTGGTGCGGTATGAATGGATGCAACAGGCGCAGCCTCCACAACATCGCGCATGAACTGTGCTGCGGAACTAGCCGAAGAAGCAACGATTGAATAACTGTGATTTCCGGCTATATCTAATGCGAATTGCTCCAAAACCTCCGCATGCCGCAGCAGGTCGGATTTGGTTGGTTTCATGCGGTGTCGCCTTTTACTACTTTAGGTGGATTTTTCAGCGGGAAGCACATACCTTTGTATAGCCCCTTGAGCCACTCGCGCTCTTCACGCAACCGCTCAATTTCCTTCGCCTGCTCTTTCAGTAGTTCGCGTAGCCTGACGTGCATCGACGTTTCGTATTCGCAATCAATTACATCTAATTCGTAATCTGGATTTTCAATCAATGAAGCGACAATGCGTAGCTCGATGTTTTTTCTTGCGTTCTGGCTGATGATCGCCTGAATCCTTGGATGCTTCATGTCTGGTTCTGCATGCGCAAACTCACGCCACATTTTGGCTGATGCAATGCACGCATCCGCGTAGAGACTCCCCTTGAAGAAGTCGCCTTGTTCTTGCAAAACCTCAGCATAACGCAGGGCTTGGGCTTTTGTTGGTTTCATTTTTTCCCTCCTTCTACTACTTCACCTGTTCCTTTACACCTTGGGCATTCAACTCTTGAAGCCCACTTAATCTTTTTTGCTGCACTCAACAACCTATCGAGGTGATTGCACTGAGGAAGGCCGGATTTGGTTTTCATCTGTCGCTCCCTATCGCTTCATCAAGCGCAAGGATTCGATCCTGCCGAACAAGAACCCAGCCATCCGGCTCAGTGCCGTTTTGCATGTATGGCAAACGTGCAGCGGCCTTGATTCGCTCCAACTCTTTAGCCTGTTCAACAAACTGATGGGCGAGTGTGGGCGCTGCGGCTATAAATGTTGCGTTAGCGTTATCCTCATCTATACAACCAGTGGTATCCCAAGGCACTACTTTGCACACGACTGATGCGTCGTCTCCACAAATGCACCATGTCATACCGTTACGAAACCACGGCCCATCCGTAGCCGCCTCCAACAACGCTTCAACCTCGGCGGGTGTGTAGTGCTTGTCGGTCATCACTCACCCTCCAGTGGCATAGGAATCAAGCATTCGGGACGAGTCGCAAGAGTCAGAGTCAGTTCACTGACCCGAGCGAACTCGGATATCCCGTGGTGTATTTCGGATATTTGCTTATGCAAAGCACCGATGTAGCCGACTGAACAAATAAGGCATGTCGCCAAGACTGGTGTTAGAACCTTCATCACTCACTCACCCTCCCGCTTCGCAATCTCACGCTTGATGTCAGTCATTTTATATCCCCATGTAACACTATCATAACTTTAATCCTTCTGTATTAATAAATCTCGTTACCACCGGCTTTTTTCATAGATTGGTATACTGAAATAAGGGTACGGGCATGTTCGCGTTTGGCGTAAAGAATAGTGTATTCCGCAGTAACTGTTTCCTTATCATCTACCGCCTTTTTAAAATCAGGGTGCTTACGGGCTACGAGTCGTTTAGTATCTACCGCTCCCTTCGCATCAGAATCAAAGTGATATGCTTCTACATACTTGATTTTGTCATCCGCTGATTTCATTGCTCCTGCGAGTCCACCATATTCCTCGGCTGTTTCAGCCAGAAGCTCAAGTGCTTCTTCAACTTGTTCTTCAGTTATCATGTTTTTCCTTTTGAATTAGCGTGTACAAGGCGAAATATGCTGCCCTATCCTTACTCATTACACTATATGATTTGAATCGCTCAATCATTTTTTTAACGTGAGCGTTCTCCATAGTGTAACCTTCTTTATCATTGATTACAATAGCGTTAGCAGCTAAAGCAATATCAAAATCAAATGTTGTGCGGATTTGACGGTGCTTATACCAAGCCTGACAAATTGTTGTACTGAACTTATCAACTACACATGAAAAAGTCGGTTTCATCATATGGATGAGTTGTACTTTCAGTCCTTGAAACTCAATATTGAAGATATGCTTAATATCTTTCATTGTTTCGTACTTCCAAGTGTGGTTGAAAGTAACGTGGTCGATTTTAAGTACGTCGTGGAACAACTCTTTTAACTTAATCTCAATAAGTCCTAGTGTCCAATGCATAGGTAGGTGAAAGTATAGATCAATGTCATTTGCTTCATTACCCATGTACCAATCCCTAGGTGCGCCGCCAGCTACAATACAAAAAGGGTCTAATGATTCCACTCGTTTAAGTAATTCGTCAGCGATAGCTTTTTGGGATTCAATCGTCATCCTTGCAGTCCTCGCAAACGTATTCGCCGTACTCATTTTCTTCTAGTTCTGTGTACTCGCCACACTTTTCACATTCATTTACCATCTTCCTCTCCTGTCAAATAACCTTCAATATCTTCGTTGTCCATAGGTTCATATGCTTCATCTTTTCCTTTCATATGGAAGGCTAGAATGATGAAAATAATTACCGGAATAAATATTAGAGCTTCCATTTAAATCCTCTTATAGTGAGTATTATCTTTTTCAATTAGTCGTTGTAAATTAACTTGTATGTCTTTATCACACGGAACCCAGTCAAAGTTCAATTCCGGCGGAATGTCGTATGAATCTGAAAGAATCTTAACAGATAACTCTGTGTCTATGTTTACGCCTCGTCTGAGGCATTCATCGCATAGCTCAACATACCTGTTGCGTAGAAATTTGATCTTATCATAGAAGAACGTTACGTGTCCAGTACCCATTCGATATGAGGTTGGTGTTTTACGCAAGTCTACCGGCTTTTTGACGCGGGTAAAGATTCGAGGAAGTTCTCGTCGTTCAGCGATAAGGTGTTGCTTTGTAAGAAGTTTTGGGTCAACAAGATTAATGCGAGTCATATTCTACCATGTAACGCTGGACCATTTGATAATGGTGGGTTTCAAGTGGACAATTACATTCAAGAGTGATGCGGTTCTTAATAATTGTACCGCGAGGCCGGTCAAGAGTGTATGCAAAATGTGCAAATTGCAAAAATGACAGATCGGTAACAAGACTATTACCGCTAACAAGGTCTTCAATGAGGCGTTTAAGGTGAATCGTGTCAATAAGGTAAACAGTTGCTTTGTATTTGTGCCATACGAGGTATCTATAAGTTTTCATTTGAAACTCCTATTTTTTAAAGTAATATTTTTTAAGATGGTTCTTGGACCACCAACGTTCATACCCGCTTACGTACCTAACCTTATATCTATTTTTACCTTCCTCAGTGTAGTGCCCTATTACTTCACAACTTAGATTCGGAATACGCCTACTATATAACGTGTCACCAACTAACATTGAAACTCCTATATGTGATTGTTTTCTAATGGAAAAGAGGTAAATTATGTCAAATATTCAAAAACACGGGCGATTTGGCCCGCAACAGAAAAAGAAATTCTTAAGGTTGCTGGCTAAACACGGTAATCTCAAGCAGTGTGCAGCTATGGTAGGTGTATCCTCACAAGCCGTATACAAGGCTATGAACAAGGACGAAAAACTTAAAGAGGCGGTGGACATTGCTCGTGATAAAGCCGCTGTTGTTATTGAGAGTGAAATCAAGCGTCGTGCGATTGATGGGGTTGAAAAGGATGTCTATTTCCAAGGTGAGGTTGTAGGTACTGAAATTGTTTATTCCGACAAGATGCTTGAATTATTAGCAAGAGCTAATATACCTGAGTACGGTAATGTAGCTTCAAATCTCGGTAGCCACTCACAACCACAAGTCAATATTAACATCCTCAACGGTGAGACAAAAACAAAACTCGCAGATTTACTTGGGGTGACAATAGATCAAGAACCTGTGGATATTTAGACCCAAATCCAAGCAATAGCAAAAATCACCGTAAGTACAGATGAAATACTAAGAGTGAAAGCGTTAACATAGTACCAATTTGTTACTCTATATTCATTAGCTATTACTTCAAGAAATGTAGAGATAAGAGAAATAACAAAAACAAGAAGCGAAGTAAGGAAGAGTTTAATAATCATGTTTTATAACCAAATAGTAAAGTATTTCAGAGAAGAATTAGAAATGCCTATAGCCTCATCTTGGCAATTAATGAAAGCTATGGGCGGTGAAGGCAGGGCAATGGAGTACCTCATTGATAAATATTGTGAGGAAACCGGCGCGGATAAGAATGACCTAGAAGGTGGTATCCAACACCGCACCGATGTAGACATGACCAAGAATACTAAATGGATAACCTTACGACGTAAGGCATTAAAGATATTCGGGAAAGAGTGTATGAAATGTGGTGAATTTGGCGATCAGGTAGATCATATTCACCCTCGTTCAAAATACCCAGACCTAGCTTACGATACTAACAACATTCAAATCCTCTGTGGTCAATGCAACAAAATCAAAGGTGAGCATGACGAGACTGATTATCGCACAGAAGACCATATCAGGTTATCAAAACTAATATAAGGTCTCTGTATTAATTAAATGACTTACGGTAGTTATCTGCAACTAGTTTATGTAGCTTCCTGCGTTTAAACCAAGAGATAGGTCCAAAGGCTTGATCTGTCGTTACCGTATTAGCATTAAAGATGCCCCAGTCGTTATGTTTGAAGCAAGCAATAAAGTCATCTGAGGTATCCCAGCTTTTACCATCAAGTACTAAATATAGTGTGTGCCTATATACTTGAGGTAAGCATTTACCTTCCTCGATTATTTTCTGACACCTAGCCCACTCGGGGTAACTACTATACATTGTAAGATAGTCGGTACCTGTAATAATAATAAGAACAATAATCCCAGCAACTAATAAAACGTCCATAAAAACTCCTTAAATCAATAAATGTTAGAATAATTCCACTTTTCAGGAACTTCAGGATTCATGTCTGCACTCTGCACAATCAACAACTCTTGGTTCAGAATACAATTGCTTCAGCTTACAAGCCTCTTCTTTTGTTGTCAAGCAGTCGGAAATAAACTCAGACTCCTGTGGCCACCAGTAATGCCCGTTAAGGTCTTTTAACCTACCTGTTTTGTTATCCCTTAAAGCAAAACGCTCTTCAGAGTCAATATTGAACTCAACTACTGAGTATTGCGACTTCTTTTTCCAGAATTTAAGATTCACGATTCACCTCACCATAAGGGCCACCTATTACAGAAACACCGTTTGAACAGTGGTACTTGTTGGCTATGAGACCAATCTCGTAACTTACCACCCCTCCGTAATGTTTGCAAACCGAATGGCCGTATTCTAAGTTCTTTTCAGCAGTCTCAACCTGTCGATCAATGTGTAGGGATGCTGTTGCTAAAACAACAAAGCAGAATATAAAGCCTAGCACCACCCCCGGAAAAAATTCAGAATTATTCGACATCTTCCAACTCCTTAACTTTCTGTTTCAGTTCTTCAATCTTCTGATTGATCTCGTCAATCTTAGACTGCTTCCCTCGGTTTGGATATGTGATGCGGTAAATATCCTTTGTGTTCCAGAATGGTTGGCCGATGACCGCTCCCCATTCACCACGACGGGGCTTAAATTCCACAACAGCGTCCTTATTTTCCAGCCACTCGATGATTAGGTCATGGTGAGGGTGCCATTTGTTAAACGATGGTTTAAACCTAAATGCATACCATCCGCACGAGGTGCCCGAGTCATCCGTTACTACAATGCAGTCTTCATATACTCCTTCAACAACATATGTTTTACCTTCGGTCAACAGATTGTCGGAACCTGTAACACAAACAACCCTATCACCAATTTTAAACTTACTCATTGTTTTCTCCTTTCTTTGTATTACCAAATAATAATTTAGGCGTATTAATCACCATACGCCTCAATTTCTTTTTCTAAACGTACTAATTCTTTATTAAGATTATTAATAATACTATCAACAACTGAATCGACACTGTTTGTACAGTCAATTAAAACATTGTAAACAAATGCAAGATTAACATATTTAAACCTTTCATATATCATTTTTTTCTTTTTAAACATTAATTTAAATCTCTTTTTAAATATATCTAATATATGTATTTAATACTATCATATATTTTGATGTTTGTCAAGTACGTACTCATAAGTCGTTGTTTTTAAACGTAATTTAGTATACTTAAACCTTAGTTATTAAATATCTCGCCGCTGTTAATTAACATTAACTTAAACCCTATTGGCGTATTAACTAATAACTAATGTTTAAATATAATACTTAATGTTTATTTCTTTAATACATTTATTGTTAAATATATGTTTAAATATATATCTTAGTAATATGTTTAATAATAATATTTATATATAATATTTATATTAATAATAATTTATAACACACGCCCACGCGAGGGATGGCAGCGTCAAAACAAGTGAGCTTCTGAGAAGCCCTCTAAGCAATTTTGAGGTAGGGGTAGTACGATGGCACTACCTGACCCTTTAAACCGTCTTAGAGGGCGTTACAGAGCGTTTTAGACTATGATGTGACCACTGTCTCAGGTCAAGGTATCGGAACTCCCTTGAAGGGGAGGAACAGTGTACCTTTGTTCACGAAGCATGACGCCCCACCCGACCCAATTACAACCATCACATAATTATTACTATCATTCTCTTTGTAGATAATATATCGAGCCATATCATAAGCATCTTTATCTGCCGAGAATTCCAAATACGATGAAAAACCTTCATCGTGCATATATTGTTCATATTTTCGGGAGCTATAACACTCATATTTGTTATAATATGACCCCATTGACATAGGGTAGAAAATAACAATGAAAGCACAAACAAAACCTAGTGTAATATTTTTTATCATATATTAAATTGTCCTATATAAAAAAGGGGGTTTTTACACCCCCTCTCTAGATTAATGTTGGGAAAGATCAATCAAGCTGTCTTCCCAATCGTCCGAATAGTCGTCAAGTTTATGAACGGTGTTCGCATAACCACCATCGCAATCCCAATTAGTCTCATCAATGAAAGGCTTGTTTTCATAAAACCACGCACACCCATCTTCATCCATAGCAAGATAGTTAGCCCACTCCGGCTTCAGACTTTCCACTAGGTCATCGAACGGGTCATCTAGATCAACCTCATCGTTGTCGAAGTCATCCCCTTGAGGAATGTACATTGAAGGAATGTTACCCACTTCAACTTCTCGGATTACCTCGTAGGCGCACACTCGCATCTTAGCGTTGTTGTAGTCTTTCGGTACAGCAACCACATCTTTCGGATTAACCTTGACCATGACTACCTTACCGCCCGGTGCAAAGTGAGGCAGGTATGACTGTGAGCAGACATGCAGACCTCGGGAGCAAGTACGATCAGAGTCCTCGTCCACTTGATTACGCGGCATTGATGGGGTAGCGCCGGGGCTGTTATCAAACTGACCAGTATAAACGTCAGTAAAGTCCTCACGTACTCGCTTATACGCCATGAAACAACCGTCACCCGTAATAGGTAGATCACAGGCTTCGAGGAACCCAAACAGTTCCTGAACTGCCCGGTAGGAGCAATTAAGACTCAGGTTGCTGTAGAAGTTAATGAGGGGCTTCAGATTGTAATGATTTTGAAGCATAAACAGCAGTCGTGAATTCAACGCTTCCGGTAGTTGTTCACCGTTGATTTTCACTTGGTTATCAGTCACCTCAATCTCTGGGTACTTGGCAGCTTCAGCCTTAGCCGCGTTAATCGGCTTCAGCATTTGCAGGAGTGCAGTAGCGTCGTCTGCTTGGATGGCGTCAATCACCTTTTGGTAATTCGACTGGTTACGTTGCACGTCAAAGGTTTCACCATCGAGGATGACGGTAACTTTTTCTTCACGGATAATGTGTGGGATATTCATAATTTACTCTCCTTGAGTGTTGAAATAAGCAGTAGCTGCGTCAATGATTTTGTTTTGAATCTCGTCCTTCAACTGACTTAGTTCGTCAGTCGCATAGTAAGAGATTTCGTTCAGATGTTTGAACAAAGTAATAGGGTCTGTTTTGTCGATAATCTCCCTCTCCTTTTTGTTGACATCGTCAATATTAACACTTGTGTTCTTAAAAATCAAGGCTTCTTCGCTCGACAGTAGGGCTGCTTTCTTATCTAGTAGATTAATCAGCTTCGAGTATGCCCCTCTACCCACAAGTCGATCAACCGGGATTTTTTGCTTTGAGAGGTGGTCGAGAAGGTTGATCCCTTTCTTAGCAAGTGATTTGTTTCGTGGACCAAGATAGTATACAGGTTTACCATTAAACTCTTTCACCGCAATATGGCTAGTACTGAGAGAATCAGGGTTGTAGGTATCCGTTTTGTTATCGACCATTGAGTTACGAATGATCCACAAGTAGTAGAACCCATTTTTAATATCTTCGTCCGTAACATCATACTCGTCGTGGTATCGACCCCAAGTACTCAGGTTGGTGACGACCTTGCGCGCTGATTTAGCAACGCCCGATGAGGAAGCTGTTCTTGTAACTTCCGGCATGTTCGATACTACAACCCAATCAATGTCTCCCAGCTTCTCGATCAAGTCTTTGTCATATTCACCCTGTACTTGATACGCACATTTGATGCCATTATCCACCATGTATTGTTGTACACGGGATACATAACCTTTCTCAACGTTGTTGAAAAATACATGGGTGATTTTGGTTGAACCCGTGAGTTTTATTTCGCTGACACCTCTACGGGTAACTTTCTTAGTCAATCCCCCGGTTGAAGAATTGTAGCGGGTGAGGTAGTTTGCCTCTTGGTCCACAGTAAATTCATGGTCACGAACCTTTTTCAACTTATCAACATACTCACCGCTCCCCTTGATGGCAACCCTCGCTAGTTGCTGAACCAGAGCGTAAGTGAGTGGCTTACCTTTGTACTCTTGATTCCACAGATTTTCATAATAAGTATCTGTAATTTCCTTACATTTCCTAGCAATGTTGGCAATAGTGTTTTCGGTGTACTTCAATTGCTCCCGCGAAGGGGTTACAGCAAGGTCGCCCATTTCAAAACACAATACTGTTTTTCGAGTATTGAAGAATGTGTTGAACAGGTCAGTCAAGTACCGGCGATCAAGTTCATAAACCACCGCCCCCTGCTTGGCAAAGACAACGTTACTTTCCCAATACTGCTTTTTACCCAAATCGAGGTAATCGCCCATATCTTTATACTGAATGGGTGCAAACTCACCACGAACCTCAACCGCGCCTTTAGGGAAGTAAGATAGCTGGGATGGTGCCTTACTGATAAACTCACGCATATCCACCGCTTTCACCGATATTGTAATTTTAATACCGTTGTGTTTTTCGGTAGCACACTGATTCAACTTAGTGAGCTTTGGCATTCCTCCGTCGAGGTGACAAAGGTATTCAGTTTCCGTGCCATTGAACCGACTACGAATGGTGAAGTTATCAGTGTATGAAAAGGGTGACTTACAACCAAGTCCAAATGCACCCGTAAATTCATTACTGTCTGACTTAGTTGAACTGAAGTAAGAGGTGAACAAGTGAGCTACATCGTATTCGGCTAGACCAGTACCAAAGTCCTCCACTGAGAATACTGGGTTCAACGTGGTTGGTAGTGTCACAATGAACGGTAGAGATTGTTTTGCCGCAAGGTGGGCGTCGTAAGCATTACAACTTATCTCACGAATAACAGCGGAGATAGAATCTGAATAGAGTCCATCGCTAAGAATCTGGAAAGCGTGGGCACTTGCCTTAATGGTGAAGTCGGAACTCTCACCAATGTTGCTGGAGAGTACATCGGATTTAGTTTCAAGAAGCATATTTAAATACCTTAATAATTTGAATTGGAAGGCGGATTGTTTAACGTGTATCCGCTACCACTATAAAGTTTATACGAACTTCATTTCCACACCGTCAATATTCAACGCTCGAATCGTTTCAAGGTTGATGTTTCGGTAGTTACCCTTCACGGTATCAAACACGGTCACATACTTAGGAATATGGGCTGTGGTGGAAGGATCACCTGTCTTGAGGTGCTTCTTAACGCCGAGCCGAGCGTTCATTACCCGAACCTCGCCGTTCTTTTTTTCGAACTCCACTGTGAAGAAACGACCTTTAGTGGAATTAATGAGATTGCGAATTGTTTCAATATTCATAAACTTTACCTTATAGGTTGTCTAGTGAGTAGCCACTAGGTAGATGGACTGGAAATTCACCGAGAGGTAAATCAGCGAACGACGAAGCCGGTTGTGTCATGCTTGGCATCTCCTTTTGCTCGAAGTCCGACATAAGTTCCTCGCTGATCGGTTGTTCGTCGGTCTGTGGTGTCTCCATTGATTACTTTCACTCCCTTGTAGGTTTCCGGTACTTTATCAAAAACAACAGCCGAGTTGCCCCCGTTGAGTACATGGTTAAGAGCAATGACCTCACTACCCTCGCCCTCGTGCCGAGAGTACACCATGTGAGCGTACTCGTTTTTAAGCAACTTAGGGGTCTTAGTGTAGTCGTACCACGTTACATCAGGGTATTGACGCTGCACGTCAGACCAATCAAGATCGGACGTACCATTCAGCCTGATTTCCACCGGAAGGTTAAGACGCTTACCGCGCCGGATGAGGAATTTAATATCCTCGTGTAGCAGTTTATAAAATTTATCTTTTTCCTCAAACCGCATTTTTGTTTTACGGATACGGGCCTTCTGCACCATCTTCATCTTACCTCGACCCGCTTCGTTCAAACATACTCGTGAGCAGTTTGATTTACGAGGATCATTCTCCCCTGTGCGGTTAGCGAATGGGCACACATTGTACCCACTCAAGTCAGAAGGTGCGAGGTGCAAGATAGCAGTTACAGCACCCGTATTCTTTGCCATTTTAGCGTTTGACGACGCTTCACTTAACAGCTTCATTGTTATCGCTCATTACGTGACATATTTCAATCCCATTACATTTAATAATCAGGATCACCTTTTGAGAATTACCTTTCGTGAATGATAGATAACCCCTTTCATTTCGCTTTATCCGAGCAACGGCCTTATCAATATCGTTTGATTTAATACCCTCATATCCGAATGAATAGGATGAGAGGGCATAACCCTCTCCTATTAGTTCATTCAGTATAGATTTCACTCGATCAACTCGAAAAAGCTACCTGCCCGAATTTCACTAAATTCCTCTTCTGTGATTCTACTAACATTTTCCACGGGATATGGCTCTTCCCACCTGTTGCCGTTTATGAGAGAAATTAGACAAACTTTGTTTGTTAGTGGTTGAGCAAGGATATACTCATTTCCCTCTCTGATAAACCGATCTCCTAATTTATAAAGTTTATCTTGCTTGATTCGATAGTTGAATTTATACCAGTCCCATGTTGGTGTAAATTTACTTGTCCACCCTCCTATCGGGTTATCATAAGCAAAATATTCAATTTTCTTACCTTCATCGTAGGCTTGCATTACGGCAATCATTTCTTGTATTGATTTCATTTAAAATCCTCTAGTGTAAATCCCTGAGCCATATGGTCATCCCAGTCCAGAACAAGTACCGAACCATTCAGGTAAACAGCACAATCCTCAGTCTGGATAGGTTCCTCGGTCACGACTTCAACTCGGCCATCATCGCCAAGAAAGATAAACTTTACCCCTTGGCGCACAATATCAAAACCTTTAAAATGCATAGTCATCCTCCGGAAAATATTCATTGTTACGATCTTCTTCGTCTGCTCTTTCAGCAATCCAATCGTAAAAATCATTAACTTCTTTTTCAGACCACTTGTGAAGTTTCATGTAGTCCTCAATTGGTGTCGGTATATTACTCTGCCATTCTTCCGAATTTGGAGCAATAGTAGATGTAACCAAAACTTCAGATACTTCTGCTGGTTCACCGTCCGGCGGATAGCAAACTTCAACTGGCCCTGAAGAAATACCGGGGTCATACCACCCCGGCTTCGCTGTAACTTCTAGTTCGTAGTCCCAGCCCTTGCCAAACTGAGAATCGGTTTCAACGTGAAACGTAAACATAATACTTCCTTAAATTGGGTTATAGAGCCACTCCCAAAACGAGAGCGGAATGTAGTTTTCCGTATCAATCGAACCCTTGTACTTCCAGTACCCGAACAGGAGGGATTGACGATCAGAGGCAGACAGTTCGTTGAATACTTTACGCATTTTTAAGTCCTTTTTCAGAGTTAATCAGGTTTACAGCGGCTTCGTTAGCCAAATCTCGGCAGCGAGAAGCAAGAAGTTTACTCGACTTCTTACCCGACACTGAGGCAGAGGCAATACGGGTGGCAAACTCAGTTAGGTGAGCAGCCTTGTACTCATCTACCGGCCCGTAGGATCGGATTGATTTTACGGCGGCAAGCATCTTACCCACCCGCTCGATTTGACGCGGCTCAGACCCCGCATCTTTCATGTAATTGTGAGTAATCTCTACGAGGGCAGTAGATACACCGATGTTTTTTGCACAAGATAGCATTGTTTTTCCTATTTTTGAAGTTTAAAGAGGTAAGTTTACTGTATGATCAGATACAGCATCCTCACCATTACAAGGGATGTACAGGACTGATCCTTTTTCATCTCCGTTTCGGAAGTATACAGTAGAATACTCCACCGAGTCAACTACTGACATAACTTCCGACTCATTGCTCACCTTTTCGTATTCATCTCCATCATAAACTATATACGGAGTCCACCCTTTCTTTTTAAGATCACGGATTGACTTGCGGATTGTCTTTGCCGCAATTTGCGACATAAACTTTACCTTATACATTGATTTCCTCGTGGTAGTTTCCATAAAAACAGTGCATTAGTTCATGCGTGACAATCTGCGAAATTCTTTCGTCCAGATCGGATGGGTAGGGTGTGAAAGCATTCACTGCGGGTGTGTAGATGGTACATACATCATCGTTAAAGTATGCACAGCCTATCTTTCCTTCACATTTGGGAGGTAATTCACCCTGCTCCCACCTAATCACCATTTCGTTACTACATGAACTCAACCAGATAATCAGGCTCAAGGCCCAACTCATCTTCAATAATACTTTCAAGCATGAGAATATCGCACTCATTATTCATTGTCTCCTGAATTAAACATTCAACTTCCTCCCAACGCTCTTGGGCTTCAGCTTCAGTCATGCCGTCGCGGCGCATAAGAATTTGTTTTACTGATTCCATTATAAAGTTTACCTTTTCAGTGTATGCCGTTTAATGCTTGTGCCCAAGCAATAGCGTTTGCATAGGCAAGCATCGCCAATGTGGCGTAAGGATAGTCCATAGGTTTCACCAATTGTAGTGAATTGCAACAAAGCATAGGGTGACAAAGAACCCAAAGATTGTTGAAATAACGAGTGCTTCCATGTTAGGTGTCATCTTCTACCTCATCAGTTCGATTGTGCATTATCCAAAAGCCTCCAAAACAACCACCTTACGTTGATATTGAACAACACCATCCGCAACCTGCACAAACGTACCTCGCCCAAAGTCAGCAATGGAAGGATGCCCGCTGCGGTTGAGTTGGTCTGCACTCATGGGTGTTTTGTATCTCCGACCTGTTCGCCGGGCAAGTTTTATAAAATCAAGAACTTTAATTTTTTTCATTACTTCCAATTCTCCTTGGAAATTACACGGTAGGAATCAACCCTCGCCGGGGTAAAGTTTATATTTCCACAATACCTTGAGAGTATTGCTTGTAACTGATGAATATACACTTATCGTAAGTGTAGTTTTCCAATATGTATTTTCTTATTGTGTTTTTAGCTGATTGTATGTCTTTTGCAACAACAACTTTGCTGATAGGTGTCACATCCCTATGGCCCAACCATGTTTTTTTATCACCGTACAAGTGCCTGCTTTCTGGTTTAGATAGTAAGTTATATCTAATAACATAAGTTCGCATGAATGCTCCAAGCCGCCGGGTAAAGTTTATAAAATCGAGTATCAGTAGTTGAGACTGCGGGATATTACCACAAACGACCGAAATTCATCACTGTACTTGTGCACACGGGTGCGTTCATCTTCTTATAACCTCTGTTATAACGGTGAAGGGTTTAATGGTCGTTTTCCAGTAATCTGCAATGCAAGATACCTTGCTGATGCCATTACCTTGTCCATGTTTTTAATAAACAAGATTGTATCTTCGACAGCATCTTTGTTAGCGCCAATTGTATCACACGCTACATACTCCAACGCCGCCAAGCAATCTTGACTGCCTGTTTCCAGCATTTCAATCATGCTTAATATGTAGATTGCTCTTTCATGCTCTGTCATCTTATAACCCCTGTAGAACAGAAAATAATCATAATAAAGTTTACCTTAACCTAGTAGTTCGCAGTTCGGGAGATTTTGACAAAAACATACCCGCCACTCTTGTGAACACGCACTCGTTGTGACACACAACCACAGCAATCGTAATCATGCCCACACCCGGCGGTGGTGTGTTCAAATTTAAACAAGTCTAGAAATTCGTCCGTAACGTCATCACCAAAGAACTGAATCAGCGTACTTGGAACAAACGAGAAATCTTCATTCGCATCGTCATCAGTTTGGTTGAATACTCCAACGGGACGAATACCGTACACGCGGTGAATATCATTTGAATTCATAAAGTTTACCTTTCTTCGTTATCAAACAGATTGAGCAGAATTTCTATGTCCTGCAACATATCAAAGTAACGGACGGGGAGATTTTCATCCCCAAGCATATCCTCAAGAACATGGTACTTTTTCATCACACTTTTAACGTGCAACCGTACATACTCTTCTTTATTCATAAAGTTTACCTCCTTACAGGTCGCGGTAAAGCTCATAACGGCTTTCAAAACGGAAGAAGAAATCCTCGGCTTCCGTCCTAATCCAAGGACAGCAATGCTCACAGATTTCCGGATACCCGCAAGCGGAGTATTCTGCCTCCGGAATGTCACCCTCAGGGTAAGAATAAAAATCGTCAATGAGAAACATCAACGACCCCATGAGTAGGCACAGATACTCCTGAAGTACTGCCGCTTCAGCAATACCCTCAAAGGTAAACTTTACCTTTCGTACACTAAGTACGAACTCAGCCTCTGCCTCGGCTTCAGTCATTACCATACGGGCAGCTTTACGCTTACCCGAACGGAACAGCTCTTTACGCTTGCCCGGAGCAGGTCCACAGCACGGGCAGTTCATCCCACCCGGACCAATATTCTTCAGGGTGTATTTTTTTGCAATAGTGGCCATATAAAGTTTACCTTTTCGATTTCTTATAATTCTTCAAGTGAGGCATGGTCAATTCAGAGTAGATTTCAATCTTGTCCCACTCTAGATTTTTCCAATCATTAATACAGTCCAGAACACCCACAGGGTGAGTATCAGCAATGCAACAAACCCTACCATCCTTGTACAAAACGAGTCGGTGCCAAGGCATTGAATACCTATTTTTAATGCAGTTGCGAATATGTTTGAACATAAAGTTTACCTCCTTACAGGTCGCGGTAAAGCTCATAACAAAGTTAGAGAACAGTGGGAGATAAAAACTTTACTTCCGTAATAGAGTTAATCATCCACTCTTCTATTTCGTCTATAGAGTAGACCCACTTAGATACAGCCTGATCCGCTTGCAATTTGGTTTCAGCGACCACCTTTTTTTCAATAGTTTTGTGAACGGACACCTCTTCGATAAACCCAGTATGGGGGTTATTTTGCTTGGTTGTCACTAAAACTAAAATGTTGACGTTGTAGATTCGCATAAAGTTTACCTTTCCCCATTTTGAATAGAAATCTAGCGATTTCGCCGGGGGTTGAAGATGAAAAAATCCCATCCGTTACAACAATATGTATAGAGGGATATAATTTAAATCAGAATGGTTTTCTCACGATGGTCATACACATCAATACTCCTGTGACCGGGTTTAACCAGATAGGTGGTATTACCATACGTGACGTACCAGTAACCATCGTCAAGGTACGGCTTTGCACGTTCGCCAATAATGGTATATGTGCGGTCAATATCGACCAAATACGCCACCACGATTGCGAACAGTATCGCCGTGATGAGCAGAACAATCATTATGTATAAACTCCGTGTGAAGTGAAACAACTGGTAAAAAGTACCATTATTCAGCACCTTACACTATATAATAATATAAGGTGCTGTAAATATTACCTTTTTTTTATAAAGTTTACCTATACTCCAGCAAGGGAGCATAGAACCCATCCCACTACGATGATAGTGAGGATCATGGCCCTGATGCTAAAAACGCACCCCCATCAGGAATACGTAGGTGGCCGTGAAGAACGCGGTGGTGGTCATTGCGACCCCAACCAAGATGGCGTAGTGGCTAGTTTTGTACATAGTAACCCCTTAAAAGGTAAAGTTTACCCACCTACAAAGCCGGTGGGCGTGGCTTCGGTAGCAGCTTAGGCTGTTGCTGCGAGGGCATCCAGCATCAGGCGTGCCGTGGCGTCCCCGCCGTCAGCCAGCTCCCGCAGAATCTTAACTGCGTCCTCTAGGCTTTTCTTGGCAGGGGCGGATTCCTTGTGCGCTTTCCATGCGAGCGCCCCTTTTTTGATGGTCAGCCCCTTGTCTGCGGGGATGTGGCCTTCCTCCCGTCCCCACTTGGAGAGGTTATTAAGGTTGGCCCGGAGGCGCTTCACTTCCTCTTCACCCGTACTCCGGGCAGAGGTGTAGTCTGCTACGATCCGCGCCAGTGCGCCAAGGTTGGCATCCGCAATATGAGTACGAAGGGTTTTTGCAACGAGGCGAAGGCCACGGTCCGACCGTTTCATGGCGTCAACCACTTTGGTGGTCTCAGTGGTGGCGGCGATGGGGGCGATGACGTTATTAACTTTGCTCATTGTGCTTTCTCCGTTAGGAACATATAAAGTTTATAGACTTATCCACAGATTGCCTGTGGATAACTTTTGACTAAAATGCCAAAATTCTCGGGGATATATACCCAAAAACAGCATTTTTTACCCTGATTGGTCAAAAAGTAACCAATTGGGTATATTAGCAACTACTGATATACAGATAGTTTCAGATAGCCTGCTCACATATGCAAACAGGCTACGGGAAAATTCTGTTACGTAATTATTTTGGTCATGGCAGTTCGTTGACGACTTGCAACCGAATACGTCGGCCCCCTTGCGGGTAGTGCGCGCCCCCTACTGCTAGGGTTCTGCCATTGTTTATACACGCCGTAGGCTTCTCGCCTTGCTACCCTTCCGGCTCCCGCTTGGGATACCCGGCTCGTTATCCTTTCACCCCGTAGGGTTCATGTGCCGACCTGAGCGCCTAGCCGTTCTGTCACAGCCGCCCGGATTGGTTATCCCGAACGATGTGCCGCAAGTGATGTTCCACGTGGAACATGTTTTCCGAACCCTAACACCCGTCACCCGGATGGTCATTGGAAACGCTTGCGTAACCGTTGCTTTGTCAGGTCAGTCTATAACTGCCGATATGTAGCATTGTCACGTGTTTGAACCGTCGCCCCCGTGGGCCTCGCTGGAGCCTTGCGGCTCGCCGGTTCGCTGAATTGTTAAAGAGCACTGGGTTTACCTGCCGTCGCCGCTATGGTGTGCGGCCCGGTCAGGTGGCTGGCTGCTGGAGCCTGCCCCCGTTGGGTGGGTTGCCCCTCCCGACACCACAAACTATACGCCCCTACTTCGGTCAGTGCAAATGGTAAATTTTATGCGCAACCTTTTCCCTTTAAAATCAATCACTTACGTGGGTTTAGCGCAGCCCTCGGTAGCGACACCTCCGCAATTCTCCGCGTTGCAGTGCAACAATCGTTTAAAATCAATCACTTACAAGCGCCCCGGCCTAAAATGGTGCAGTGCAGCTTGACAACCCCCCTCCCCCCATTTGTCAAGGCTTTGGGGCGACCTCCAACTCTCCAAGCTAGGAAAAAAATAAAGTTGTTAAAAGTTTTTATGGCCAACTCTCCAAGCTAGGGTCTGAAAAAAATTCAAAAAAAAGCCCCAATTAAGGGGCTAAGGGGTTAAAAAATAGAAAAAAAACTACGTTGCGGTACTAATTCCAATAGATATGTAAAGCACCATCAAAATTAGGTGACTCAACGCAAATGAGTTTGATAGCTTATGAGAAAAGGTATCTCCCTCGTGTTTAAATTCCTGTCCTTTACGATACAGGTGAAGGGCTATAACGAAGCTGCTCGCGCCCATAACGACGCATAAGAGTATTATTAATATATCAATCATGGTTCCAGTCAAATTTGTGAATAATGGGGTTATAAGGAATTGCGTTTTTGGGAAGTCTCCCAGTATAGTCAGGACATACTATTGCTGTTTCTAGTAATCCATGCCAGCGTACTTGGTAATATGGTTTAGGTAGATGAGGTATCCGTTTATTAGATAGTACGTACTGTGTGTTATCTTTCTTTACACAATCTCCTACCGTTATGGAAATTTCACATATCTCAGCCCCGGCGATGTCAACACCATACCTGCGTCCTTGAGTTAATGAACAGCTTGCCGATTTAATGGTATCGTAAACACGCATACGTGGTGTCCAAGCACTATCCCAAAACTTATCACCTCTTTTAATTACGTACATTTTTCCTCCAAATCCTCGATGATCTTTTTCATATCGTCACTTACACAGAAGTGGTCTAGTAGTGTGTAACATGCTGATACGAGTTGTTTACTTCTTATTGCGTCTTCGTGGTGATAGAATATTGCATCCTTTTCGCCGCGAATGAGGTCTTGTAGGTACATTACCATCACTTCTTCTAGTATACCATACATTTTTTCGCCAAGTTTGAATCTATTCATCTTGTTCCTCCGGCCATGAGCCGTGCTCTGCCATGTGATATATACGCTCCATACATTCTCCGGGTTTTATTCCTGAGTGGTTAGACAGAGCATACAGACGGGGTAAAAAATCAGGTTCCCGCTGAAAGCGTGTCTTTGTAACTTCCTTTGCAATCTTTTGTAGTTCTTTGTTTGAGTACTTCAATCTTGTTTCTCCAGAATGCTAATCTCATCATTAAACTTCCAGATACCTTTTCTTGGCCCGGAACACCAAACATAAGTATCAGTATTTTTGTCAAAGAAATCTGGTTTATTTAGGCAATAACGGTCTGGATGATCTTTACAGTTACTAAGGTCATATTCGATGTCGTTTAGAGTTGCTGACTCAAAACCGTCATTTTTCAACCAGTAAATCTCTTGACCTTCTTCAGCATAGCCGTCGAAGACTCTATAGTGTTTTACCCACTGTGAATCTTCATCAACCTCTATTGAGCGTGTATACGAGTTTATTGTAAAAGTAGCCTCCATCACAAGAGTTTCTTCTATCACTTCTCCCTCAACAGTAAGAACGCCATCTGAAAAATTCAGACCTGTTACATTCTTAAACTTAATCCTCTTACGATTTTTATTATTCATTTAACCCCTTCTTTAACACAGTCGTCGTGTAACTTCAAACAAAGCACTCTCAAAACCGGTAAATACTGTAACACCGTGTTCAGAACACATGACATCAACGTTACCTTTACGCCAAAATCCTTCTGGACAGCATACGACAGCTTTGTTTGGAAACTTACCGAGAACATACCCTAGTTCCATTAAGGTGATCGGTGATTTAGTGTTAGGGTCAAAGTAGAAGAAAACAACGTTTGCGGCTTTAATTCCGTCCTTTTCCCACGTCACTTGTTCGTAAAACTGTGGATTGTTAATATCCTGTTCCCAACTAGAATCCCAATCATCTCGGCGCGGGTTTAGAACAGTACAACCCATGGAAGGTTTTATTTTATTTTTCAGGTATTTGAAAGCTTTTTCTTGCCACATTTCAGCCGCGCCCATTTCAATAGAACCCGCAAGAAACACCGAGGTCTCAAGTCCGTAATATCCCGGTGCCTTAACTTCAACTACGTTTGCATCTTTAAACATTATTTAATCCTTTAAAGTTGCCCTTTGCGGAACACCGGGCCAGTGCTTATGTTCATCTCCGCTAGTAAAAAATTAGTTAAAAACTCAACTATCGGTTACGTCTTCCCACTTGAATTTACGAACCATGTGGCCATTTTCCCACACAACAGGCATATCTTCAAACCGACCGGCAGGAGAAGCCTTACTTGGGTCAGTCTTGGGGTTCTTGCGAACGTTACGCCATTCACCGTTTACTCGGATAGCAGAGCATTTCATTGCCCAACGACCCCAGTCGCGGTCACAGTGTTGAAGTAGGGCACCACCCATACCGAAGGCAATGTTATCAGCACTCCAACCTTCGCTAGTAAGCACAGTCAAGATGTTTTCAATGGTTTCTTGGTCAATGCCGTCACCTTGGATTACTCGGACGTGATTGAGGACTTTATATCCCTTGTCGTTGACTTCGTAACCGAACTTAGTACCGAGATTAGAGACTGTACGCAGTACAACATCCACCGGGTCACCTGAATCAGGGCGAACAACAACAATACCATTACGCTCTTTAACCTCATCAAGCAGTGAACCACCCCAAATATTAAGAACAGCGTTATCAAGATCATAAGAGTCGGATACAGCAGCAATAATAGGAGCGTCACTATATTGATTGAGCATGTTTCTAAAAGCATGTTCTTCTCCGTCTTCACCCCAAGAGGTTACTGTACTATGCTCCATTGCAGGAATACTATATCCAGCCATATCTGCGTCGTAAAAGCGACGAGCATACAGGAGGGCTTGCAGCGTGTCTGAGCCTTTGAAGTTGGTCAGGTGGGCCATGCCTCCTAGTCCTGCACTTTCGGGGCTAGAAACGCCTCTGGAGCCGAAATCATGCAGTTTGAAGTCCAACCCCGATACGTCACCAGTTTCCTCAAGGAATCTCTTGATAACCTGACGAATATTGTACGAAATCGTAGCCACAGTTGATGGATACCAAACTCGAAGGAGCATGGTTTCGACATAAGTGGTCAACCAGTAGCACTTAGGGTCTGTGTTTTCAACAGAAGCAAGGACCGTTCCCGGCTTGTAGATTTTACCTTCTGGTACGGCTCGAATACGAAGGGGAAGTTGGCCGTTATATTCGTCCATGATGTACTGCCAACCCTCTTTGTGGAAGGGTACACCGTGCACCCCTAACACTTCGTCGGCTTCATCAATATCGGCCTGAGTGATGCCGAGATCAATATTCTTCAAAATAGCTTGGAAACCAAACCATTTAGTGTCTGAGAAAGCTCCTTCTCGCGCCATAATGTGACTGTGTACGATCTCGGTCCCTTCAGGGTACTGTACGTGCATAGATGCTTTGTAGCTATCTGAATCTAAAATAATGTTCATAACTAACTCCTAGTCTTTGATACGTGTAACGAAATATTCCAAAATGTCCGAATGGTCCTCAAACAGAGGTGGAACCTTGTCTAAAGGAAACCACTTTGCTGTTTTTGCGTCATCGTTACCTTTAATATGAGGCAATTCTTTGGAATTGTCAAGTTTGAAACCGAAAGCGTGGCTAAAAACACGCCCTCGGAGTGAGCGATCAGGATGATCGAACAAGTGTGACGCGAATACAGAGCCTCGGAGGACTTTTTCGGGTACTTTCAACCCTGTTTCCTCCCTAAGTTCCCTAATTGCGGCGTCAAAAAGCTTTTCTTTAGGGTGGATATAGCCACCGGGTAGTGCCCAAGTCCCTTTTCCGGGCGCATTTTTACGTTCAATGAGAAGAACATGGCCGGATTGAATTACTACGGCGTCAGCGCAGTTAAAAGTAGGGTCATATGGGGCATTGGCCCACATTTGGGTGTGTTTTTCTTGGAACTCGTATTCGTCGTAGACTAAACGACCAAATTCGCCGGGAGCAAAGAACTCCCGAGGGTTGTATCCGCACATATCAATAATTTTTTCTTTATTATTATTGAGTTCATTGGTATACATGAGGTGACGAATGTCTGTGGCGTTGAGCATTTTCCCATCGTGAAGATAGGGGGCCACGTTTAGTACTGCCCACGGTTGGAAATTTAGCAGGTATACAGACGAATCATCTTTTTCATATCCCACTATTTTTACGTAACTTTCCCCGCGACGAGCAAGTTCTCCATCAACAACCTCACGTACTTGACGATGCCATAGTGCGTCATTGTATAGGTAATCTTTAATGGGGAGAACAGTAAGCATTGGAAAATGCTTTAAAATCATAGACTTACGTTCTTCAAAGGTGAAAGGATTCTTTAAATCTCGAACCCGCCCGGAAGAGCCTACGAGAATCACAGGGTTTTGTGCCTGTGAAATAAGGTGAATATGACCTTTATGTAGCGGTTGAAACCGCCCTATAATTACATCCATAACTAACTCCTAGTTTTATGATGGTGTGGTTGTTTAAATTGTCAATTCTAGCTGCGGTTCCTCTTTAGTCAACCTTGATAGAATATCGTCAGCGTCTAACCAAACGTCAATGCCTTTTTTGAGGTCTTCGATTTCTTCACTTGTTAAGATTCTAGAATAGCATCTCTCCAGAAGGTTGTCAATTCGCTTGGCTTCAAACTCAATTTCCTTACGAACATCTGAATTCTTACCTATTGTACCACCTGTAGAGGTGTGAATCAACATATTCGCGGAAGGGTGGACAATAATTTCGTCACAAGCTAACGCTAACATACTTGCTCCGGAATGGCAATTACCTTGGATCACGGCGAGAGTTGTTGCCTCACATGCCCGAATTACGTCATATAACTGAGCGGATGTCTCAAGGTATCCTCCATTTGAGTTGAACACCAGTGTTACTACATCGCTCTTGCTTACACTACCAATCTCCTGTACGAGATCGTCGTAATAAGAAGGTTCTTTAATGTCCTCTGTGATGTATGCTTTGATCTCGTAACCAATAGGGTTACGGTAAAAAGAGAGTCTTTCCGAGTGGTTCATATTAGTATTGTCCATATTCTTTTACGTCCCTGTTGAGAGCCACAATGAAACTTTTCACTGCATCGCTTCGTACAATGTCATCCGTGCTGTTGAAATCCACAAACCCAAAGTCGTTACTGAGCTTTTGGCGTTCCGCAAAATCAATGAGAAACTTAAGACCACTCCGGTCCTTCAACTCCGATTGAGTAATATCCCCAGCAAAGATCAGTTTAGAGTTGCGCCCTACGCGAGTAACAATCTTGATAATTTCGTCCACTGCGAGGTCTTCCGCCTCATCTATGATGATCCATGAGTTATCAAAAGAGCAACCTTTGATCGTTTCCAGTGGCTGATACACAATGTCATCGTGCTTGATAGCGATTTCTAACGCCTCATTACCTAGTCTTTTACGTAAGATGCGGATAACGGGGGATAACCACTCTTCCATCTTTTGAATCTTATCCCCAGCGAAGAAACCCAGACTTTTACTGTTGCTCACGGCGGGTCTACAGAAAACGATAGCATCTGTTTCGTTCAACCGGTACTTGTCTGCCGCCAGCATGGTTGGTATATACGTTTTAGATGTACCAGCAAACCCCGTGGCAATAATTACTGTTTTGTCTTCAAGTAATTCTATATAAGTTTGTTGCTTTTTCGTTAAAGCTCTTAGCGGGGCGTCGTTGATTTTTTCACGTCGTTCTTCAGCAAACTTCTCTTTTATTCTACGCCTCGTCATTTTCGTCCTCCAGTATGACATAAACTCGACCACACAGCTTGTTTTTGGGGTCGAATACTATTTTTCCTTTTATATCCAATGACTTATGTTGCGAAACCAGTTCCCCGTTCTTATATATTGCTATGGGATAAGGGTCTCTTTTTTGAAATTCTTTCTGATTTACCCTTAAAATTAACCTGTTACGTATATCCAAAGTCTTTTTTCTCCCACAATATAGAATAATTGATTAATTTTGATGCCAAAATGAAAGAGGGGGGTCAAAAATTTGTGTCTTGGGCGTAATTGCGTACCCTCTTCACCCTGTTTGATGTAAATGGGGCAAAAAAGTATCCACCCTTTATTTTCTGTACTCACGTTTTACCTCAATGAATTCACCAAGCCATAGCGCGGCGATGGTGTTTTGAAAAGCGGTGTTGAAAAATTCTTCACGTTCTTCTTTTGTTAACTTGCCTCCGTCAAGCTCACAGTGGCATTTATAACAAAGAATGGCTCCGTAATAGTCGTGGGCCTTTATGCCGGTCCCTTTCCCATGCCTTAAGAAATTACTATGTGCCCAAACTTGAGTTCCGTCGTCAATACCACATCCTGAACAAGGAATAAACCTTGCTAAACGGGTAAGGTGTTTATTTCTGTAATTCAAAACTCAAACAGGCTTTATTTGTCTTAGGGTAATACTGCGAGTACGCAAAATGTCCCAAAAATCAGGGACATCCATGTTTAGGGGTATACGACCTACGAGATACACCTCGGCCCCTTTAGGTACGCTATTTAGCGTTGAAGGGTGAGATATTTTCACGTAATCCTTTAAATCGAAAGTTTTATCTGAAATATAGTAATACATAGTCCCATTATGACAAAGTGAAGGAAGGTAAGTTTGGATCAGTCGTTAATAAAACTCGGTGATGAGTTAAGAAATCTTCGAAAAACAAACCCGGATAGAGTCAGGCAGATACTATCTGAGTTAAGTAACCACGAGGCTCAACAGGTATTTTATTGCTGGGAGCTTTGGGCTAGACCTAACCAACTAGTCAAGGATTATCATGAAGGCTGGCCAGAAGTGGTTATTGTCTACTGCATCGGTCGCGGCGGGGGAAAAACGAGACTGGCTTCAGAGTGGATTAGGAAGAAAGCGACCCGAAAGGCCACTGAAATCGCTCTGATTGGACCTACAGCAGCTAAAGTACGTGATATTCAGGTCTTGGGTCCGTCTGGTATTATTGGCGTTCACCCGCCCTCTGTAGCCCCAAGTTACGAACCATCCTATTCTCGTGTCAGTTGGAAAAATGGTTCTGTAGGGAAGATGTTTTCTGCTGAGAAGGGTGATAGAATTCGTGGTGGTAACTTTGAAATCGCTTGGTACGACGAATTGGGTGAGGTTTTTGACCCTGACCCTTTCGATCAGGCTATGCTTGCCCTCCGTGTGGGGGAATCACGTATGCTTGTGACCACAACCCCTCGTCTAGGTAACGAAAGCCTTATTGAGTTGTGGAAGAACGCGGTTTTTAATGATGATCCACCACAGGAGGGTAAATTTGTACGCATTATCACTGGTTCGACGTATGAAAACCTCGACAACCTCTCCCCCACGTTCAAAGCTCAGGTTCTGTCTAAATATGAAGGGACGCGACTAGCTGCTCAAGAAATTGAGGGTAAGATGCTATTCGAATCAGAAGGTGCCCTTTGGAACGTTGAGTTAATCACAAATTGCACGCTACATCAACAAGATACTCTACCTGAAATGGATAGAATCTGTATTGGTGTTGACCCCGCTGTAACTACGACGGCAAAAAGTGATAAAACAGGTATTGTTGTTGCGGGCTTGTCGGGGGAAACGGTCTATGTGCTTGGAGATTTTACTGATTCGTACACACCTCAAGGGTGGGTAAATAAAGTACACCATTTGTACGATATGTATTCAGATCAAGCACCGTGCAGCATCGTTGTAGAAAGGAACCAAGGTGGTGATCTTCTTACTCAAGCTCTGACAAAGGATAGACCTTTCCTCCCTGTCGATACTGTGTTCAGTACACGAAACAAGATTGCTAGGGCCGAGCCGGTGGCAATTCTGTACGAACAAAACAAAGTTAAGCATGTGAGGGGGTTAGGTAAGCTGGAAGAAGAGATGTGTACTTATGAGGGTAATCCTAAGCAATCATCTCCGAACAGACTCGACGGATTAGTGTTTGCTATCACTCATCTTGTACTTGGTGAGAAGAGATTTAGTAAACGCGTTGAGTTTATCCTTTAAACCCTGCTTGTAAGCTCCTGTAACCACTCTAGAACCTCGTTCTGCTCTATCGGGTGCAACTCTCCCACCCACTGCTTAACGCGCTCTACGGGCTTTAGAGGGGCTTTCCCATCCCTTGCATTTGTAGCAAGAGCGTCAGCCATTTCGTTCCAGTAGTCTCCATTATGACCACGAACCCAGTTCCACTCAACCTTTCGGTTAACGCACAAGTCTTCTAACATATCCCATAAGTCTATGTTTTTGTTGCGTTTCCAATTCTCAGTCATTGTTTTTACAACATATTGAGAATCAGAATTGATTCTTACATCAACATCAGGATGATCGTTAAGTGCTTGAATACACGCCATAATTTCAGCACGGTTAGATGTAGCTTTTTGCATTACCCCAGATGAAGGTGTGACATCTGGACCGCAGTACGCCCATGATCCTATACCGTCTAAGCATCCCCCATCTGTATAAATATCAATCATTTTTGTTTTTTCCTCTACAAGATAAGGGTTTAAGACCCTATCACCAAGCCTGTTATAAATTATAGTATCCATAAATACATAGACAAGTGTGAAACTTATCAGTTTGACCTCTTTCAAAGTATCGTCCGAAGCACAAGACTGGTGTACTGTCTCCAGATCAAAGTCCGAGGGGGCTGACCATATCCCCGCCCTTCAGTAAAGTATGGTGCAACATGTAAGCTTAACATGTCGTGAGTGGAGCGTCAATCCTGTAAGGTCTAGAAACATTAAGTACGGCGTGAGCCGGAAAAGAAACAACCCCCGATCTTTTATAGCTCGCCATGTACGGCTATAAAGTAGTAAAGCCGCCCTAACGGGCTGAATTCTATCTGTTCCAATTACAGTTTAATTGGAGATAGCATGGGTGACTCCATGAAAAACAAAGTAGCTTTACGATTTACAACATGCAGACAGTTGCAATAAGTCTGTATCTAAATAACCTAGCACTGAGCTTAGTTGGATAGATAGAATTGCGGGGGGCGGGCTGTAACTTAATCACTTAAACAATGTCTTAATACTTATGATAGCACCTAAATCCATAGCAAGTAAGATCAGTAACGGGTTGCGTTATGTGCAAGCACGACCAAGTACGTTCATTCCTCCAAATGTAAGAGCCGCGTTAGAGAAAGCGTCACAAGAAGTTGACGTTACTCCTGAAGACGCGGCATTTGTCGTTAAGTGGTACTCAGGTGGTCCTTATGGAATCCCCAAAGACGTATTCAAGCAACTTGTTGGTAAAGATGCGGGGCTATCTTGGTTTAAGAACTTGGCTAAAAAAGCTGCTCCGATTTATAAAGAAGATAGAATTGTTGAGCCGCCCACTAAAGTTAAAGAACGAAGAATTGTACACGAGAGTGTTGGTATTCCGGGTAGGAACGGTTGGACACCAACGTTTACTTCGTATGAAGATTCTGGAAGTACGTACATCTTCGTAGATTGGACAGGTGGTAGTGGGGCTAAACCCGGCACAGGGTACATTGGTTCGACAGGATTAACCAACGATCTCATGGAGGCCACAAGTTTTTCATCGGGCGGCGGAACATCTACCGTCAGATCAATTCGATACGTTGACGCTGATACCGCTGTTACAATTAGCGATGATATTATTATTGCTACTGCTGGATGCACAATTACGCTACCTCCTGTAGCGGGTATTGATAAATATTTTACGATTAAATCTAAAACCATTGAGCCGGTTGTTGTTTCTGCCGATGGAACGGAATTAATTGATGGTGAAGATAGTCAAATACTAAATATAATTTATTATTCTATCGACCTTCACCCTGAAGATACGGGTGACGCACAAGCAGGATGGGCTGTAATCTAAATGGCAAATAACGTAATACCTGACGAAATCAACGTAATCAATGATGCGTTGTCTGTTACAGGGCAAGGCTCTGGAGCAACAGCACAACGTGTCCAGCTATCTGATGAGTCTCTTGTTGCTCTAG